CCATTCTCGTTGCCCCATTGGTTTACTTCAGCGTACCATTTGTCTGTGGATTTACTTCTGCAAACTTGCGCGTTAATCCATACGCCTTCTTGTTGTTGAAGCCACTCAATCAGTTCCTCACGCCTAATAAGTAAATCAAACAAAACCCAAGGTGGTTTACTAACTGGTTCCTTGGCATAGAAACCCTTGAGAAAAACTTTATCTTTAGTTTTGCGTATTTCCCCTAGTTCATTCATTAATTTATCAGCCATCTCTCTGGCGGCGGCGGCTTCCTCAAACGAACAGGCAGGGTCTTTAGCTTTTCGCAAGAGACTTTCTAAACGATCTAATTTACTCATCACACTCCCCCAATCCATTGTCCCTGATATCGATGCAGTTGTCGCAAAGTATAGAGCTCTCATCCACGTTTATAGTTACCCACTCACTGCACTCGTAGCACAGTCGCTCGACTTCTTGTGCTCCGCTGCACGTTTCACACGTCACAGTCTTGGTATCGATGTAACCAATGTCGCGGTTGAAGTTGTGGGGCATCGGTACTTCTTGAAGCACCGTCCCCTCACCATGGCACTCGGAACACTCGTCCATGTATGCCGTCTCTTTCATCCGCATGAGCTCTTCTTTCATACGTCCCATTATTCGTCCTCCTCATAAACATCCTTGTCTAAATTCATAACCTCGTCCTCCTCTTCATCCGCTGCTGGAACCCAGCATTCGTCCAGTCCGTCTCTGTAGGTGCCCTCAAACATGCCCCCCTCGTCTTGGTAATCGGCCTCAACCTTGCAACCTAAGTCAACCAGCCTGTCCCAAATAGGAATAGGTGGAGCCCATGCGGTCCAACACTGGAACTCAATCTCCGCTGCTGGTGGATTCCAGAGTTTAAGGCGAATGTCACCCATTTCAACCGCGCAGACATCCCACTTGGTGCCCCAGTTTTCGTTGCGCCACTCGTACCAAGAAGGGAGCGTAGTATTGACGGGCTTGGTGATCTTGACATCCGCTTCAACCCAAATCTCGAACGGCATCGGCGCTATCAAATCGCAGAACCGTGCCTCTTTACATTTAAGGTTGTCTTCTATTTGTGAGATCAAGGCCCGTGGACCTGTGATCGTGACTTGTTGATAGCAATGATTTGGCATTATAATAATCCTCGTTGATGTTAATATCTAGTTGATACTTGTACTCTAATTGCAGGAAACTTGTATGTCAAACGATTGTTTTGCAGGTACTGGACCTCGGTCCACGAATCTTGGGTCAGTTTCCCCCGATGACAGTGAGTACACTATAGGCGTTTTTTACACAGATTTTATTTTTATTTTTATTTTTCATTTAAATATGACGTTCTCAATGTTCTCACTGTTCTCACTTCCTTTTTACTATAGTTCAAACCAGCCCAAAAGTGAGAACACCAGAGAACATTGAGAACACTTCTGGGAAGAAAACGCCTATATAGAACTGAAAAGCAGCGACCTTGTTCTCGTTGCCAACGTAATCACTTTGGTATAACTTGTTAACAGGAAACAATGAGGTCGCCATGCCATCTGCTAAGAAGAAAATTGAAGAAGAACATGGTCGAACACTGACAAACAGGCAGACAACTTTTGCACGTTACATAGTCGAGGGTATATACTCGAACGCAGACTGTGCGCGTAAGGCTGGGTATTCTGTGGATGTTGCGGCTAAACAAGCGTCCATCTTGTTGAACGGTCGAGACTACCCCCATGTGCTAGACTACATCAAAGATATGCGGGAGGAGCGGGTGCGCAGGTACGGGGTGACCACCATTGGTCAACTTGAACGCCTCCACAAGCTCTCTGTGGGGGCCGAGGAGAACAACCAGTTTTCTGCCGCCATCAATGCTGAGAAGATACGCTCCGCGTTGGGAGGTTTGACCATCGATCGCCGAGAGAACATCAACACCATTGACCAACTGTCGCGTGATGAGATCACTGCTCGCCTTGCCAAGTTGCAAGCTCAATACCCGCAAGCGTTCATGGTCGATATAACACCGAAGGAAACACCTGATGAGCAAGGGGCCGGAAGCAAACTTTTGGAACACGATCCGATCGAACCTACCACCGAAGACGTTCGCGACAAGGATTGAAAACAAGCACGGAGGGGGTGTGCCGGACGTTCATCTTGTCTGGGACGGCATCCCGATTTGGTTGGAGTTAAAAGTAAGCAAAGGAAACGCGGTCAACATCTCGCCTCATCAAATCGCTTGGCACATGGCATACCATGCCCGTGGAGGGCTGAGTTTTTACTTGGTAAAGAGGTCCAAGGACCGTGATATACTTTTATTTGGGGGTGATCAGGGGCCCATGGTCCTTGATTTGGGGTGCCTTGCGCCCTGCGCCCTGCGCGTTGACTCTGTACCTGAGCTGTTCTGCGCCCTGCGCCCTTTATTGGTGGATAAATTGTCTTGCGCCCTGCGCCCTGCGCCCTGATTCTTTTATTACTGTACGCCTGCGCAGGCAAAAAGAAAAGGGGACCGAGAGCCGTGGCCCTTGGTCCCCTCGATTGTTATACCTCGTTAACTTCTACGGGGTCATCGCTGAATGAGAACTCTGGGTCCGTCGTTGGCATGTCCCCGTCGTAATCACTCCAAATAGGTACGCCGTCCTCTACCATGGCCTTCGCCACCCATTTTGCGGCATCATAGTTCTTGGCCTCGATATCAAAAGATACTGTTGCCATTACTGTTATTTGAAATTTTTTCATGCTGTTGCTCCTAGTGTTGCACAATTGCGATTGATTTTGACGACTTGACCGAGGTCCCGCCGCATAGTTTGCAGGCATTGCATTGAACCCGCTGCCCTGCCTCTTTGCTGGCTGGGCATAGGATCTCTTTACCTTTGATCAACTCGCCAAGATCCGCGATAACTCTAAAGGTTCGGTTGCCACGGTCCCAATGGTCCAAGGCTTGCGCTTCGGTATCTGCGCTTTGCATCGCGATATCTGGACGGAATCCGGATTGATGCGAGTATGCCAGGTGTGATTCGCATTGGCGAATGAGTTGGTCCCAGATCCAGGACGGAACCGCCGCCGGATCTCCATACGTTCCGATACGAACGACGCGCCCTGCGCCTAGGTCCACACGGTCGCCCACGTTATCCGCCGCCGGATATACGCCGCGCATGTATGATTTATAAACGATAGTCGGACCTTGTCCGAGATTGACGTAGCACTCACGCTTGACCGCTTGCTTGCGCACTGGATCCGTTGTTGGGGTCCCGCGAAATTTGCAGTCGCCGCAGATACTGAAATCTTCTCCGGACTTACTCGCATTCAAGGGCGAGATATCCGAGCGGATAATATAGGTTTGCAACACCTTGCCCGTCTTAGTGTTGCGGTCGCTATAGGTCGCTATAACGACAATTGGTTTACCATCCAAGAGGCTGGGCCCGTTGTATATGATTCCGTTTTTCATGTTGTTTCTTTCCATTGTTGAATGCTTAAATACTAGCAGGTTGTGCGTGACATACAAGTATTAATTAACCTTGCGCCTTTGCCCTGCGCCCTGCGCCCTTTTTATTTTAACCCTGCGCCCTGCGCCCTGCTCTTTTTTTATAGGCTTGCCCAGGCGCTGGGCCGGTACGCAAAAAGCCCAGGCGCGTCAACGCCTGGGCTTGATGTAAAAGAGGGGCCAAAGCCCCTTGATCTACGCATCCTCCTTTGCTTTTTCTTTGGTTACTTTGTACTCGATTACACTGTCGAAAGAACTTTGAAGGTATTCCGCTTTCCAATTTAAACGCTTCAACGCCTCCTCTATTGCAGTTTTAATCTCCTTGTGCAGGTGAGCAGCACTACTATAGGCAGTCCAATCTGCCCCAACTTCAGTAAAGATCTCATCAATTTTCATTAAATTTTTAAGAGGAATGGTTGCATTTACCGGAATGTCATCATCTATAAAGTTAACTTTCATTGTTCTTTCCTTTTCTAATTGAGAACACCTATTTGATACCACGGTACATACAAGCAGTCAACAAGTATAGTGTACTCCAGGTGAATAAATTAATCTGCCCTGCGCCCTTGACATTTTTTGCGAGCGAAGCGAGCAAGCTCGCCTATGTTTCCGTAAGAATTCTTTTTAATTGTTTTATTGAACGTCCCGAGATACGGGACAACTCTACTAGTGTGATGTTAGTGCTGTCGAATAGATCTATAATCTCTTGCCGTGTCATGGTCTCTCTCCTTAGTTGACTAGTTTTACGAGCGCAGCGAGTAACTAATCTGCCCTGCGCCCTTGACATTTTTTGCGAGCGAAGCGAGCAATTACTTCCCGCAGCATGGGCACTTGGCTTTCACAAGTGTGCTGAAACGAGTGCGTACCGAAGTGGTAGTACGGCAAAGTATATAAGCGATGCAAAGCTCTGTGTCTCTTATTGTACCGCTCCCATAAAATTCTCTTTTTAGCTTTAGCAGCAGCTTGTCCTCGCCGGTCTCCCAAGATCGGCTCATCCTAGCCCATCCAGGGGATCCATTCTTTGGAGGGGTCCGGTCCAGGCCAATCTTATCGGCTAGTTTTTCGCCATACGTTAGAGCTTGTTCAAAGTCTTGATCCCCTTGGAGCCGCCAATTTGTTTCTGCTGAACACGTTACTTTCATAATGTTTAATCCTCTTCAAAAAATCGTGGAGAGAGCTCGTTGGCGTCCAGCATGTCATGAAGATCTTTTGAATTGAGATAACTGATGATCATTTTGACCCAGCCCTCTTTGCTCAAAAAATCAAGACGATTGTCTATGTGATCGTAAACATTTTCTTTAGTCATAATGTTTCCTTTGTTGAAGTAGTGCCTCGATTGTACTTGATATACAACCGAGGCACAAGTGATTATCCGATAACGCCTTTGACAAGTAATATGCATATAACGCCGCATATCGCAAAGTAGGCTATTCCAATTATAAGATGCTCGTTCATATCAATACATCCACTCATCTGGATGGTCCGATAGTACCATCATAACGCGGGCTCTATCTGCCATGTCCTGGTCCACTACTGACGCAGTGCATTGCTGGTTATTATTCCAGACGCCGCAACCGACTAGGGCAAACTGTTTAGCTGCCGTTTGGTATGGTACTTGCTTATCGTTGCTATCGTAAACGTCATGTAATTCATACATGTCCGTGGGTTCGCCGCAATGCGGGCAGTGTATATCTAAGCTCATAATGTTTCTTTCTCTGTTGAACTGCACTATCGCAGTGGAATGGTGCCCCATGGTGGGGCACCTAACCACTAGGATCCTAGATCAAAGTGAATGTTTTACGAGG